CCCTAAGGTCTCACTCGCTTTACTCGCCCCACGCAGAATGTCGCTAATACCGGTGATTTCATAAATGACCTGCTTACATTGCTCCCGCGCCGTATAGAGTTCGCGCAGCACGACAATGAGTTTATCAACCGGCCAAAACCAGACGGCATTCTCCATGCCCTTCTCTGACGCGAGCGACCCGGACTTATCGGCAGGAATCATCGCGCCATCGTCACTATCGAGTAATTTCTTCAAATCGTCGCCCAGTTCGCCGTCATAGAGCGCCCGCGCCTTGATCGCCTTGGTCACATGCTTAATGCGGCGGGTGAGTTCGTTCAACTCTTTCGCCTGCGACTCATAGAGGATATAGAGCGCGGTCGGCGTGAGACTGTGCGGCTTTTGGAGAAATTGAAGTGGCTTGGGGCAGTTGAAGAATCCGGTTAAGCCGAGCGGGTCGTCCTCTTCCTTGAGATACTGCTCTTTGATTTGCTCGCTCAGATAGTAGATCTTCTTATCGGCCTTCGACCAGAGCTGATAGATGCGCGTGAGCTTGGCTTCCCCTTGGTGCGGCTCTTCTTTTTTGCCTTTGGTCTCGTCATTTGTATCAAGCTCTTGTGCATCGCTGAAGGTGAGCTGAGCAATAATTTCTTCAGCAAAACCCAATCGCACGGCTTCAGCTTTATCGATATAGTCCTCATAGGCCACCCATGGCACGTCGGTCCATTTATGCGCATAGCCGTAGTAGACGCGGTTCCATGTTTTGGAATCGACGCAGACGGTCTCGGTCTTATAGCCATCCTCATCCTTGCCGTCATACTTCACCCCAGTGGCCGAACGTCCAGGCAGCAAGGCATTGAGCGTCGCCGTTTTCATGCCGTCATCGAAGGTCTCATAAACATCAGTATCCGTATCAATCAAAAACTCTAAGGCCCGTTGCCCGGCCTGAGCCGCCGCTTTGCCCAAGGGGTCATCGTCTTTGAATCGGCGTTGTACGACTGGGCGGGGAGTCAGGGAATAGAGCGCTGGCAGGAGGGTTTCCGTATTGCTATACAGAATGTTGAACGGCGTTTCGGCGGCCTTGGTGCCGTCGTAGATTTCGAGAATGCGCTGCCCGTCCGTGCGAAAGTCCTTCTCCCGCGTGCGGCATGCCGTGATTTCCTTGAGCCAGCGGGCCACGGCTTCCTGGGTCGTTTTGGGATCGTCGGTCTGGTCAGTCGGCATATTCACCTGCTTCGGTCAAGGCATCGCCTACGTACTCATCGACTAGCCGATCCAAGAGCGCCACGGCTTTCTCCTGCGTGTACATACCAGCGCAAACTTCTCGCACAACATTCGCAAGCCGCTCCTCACGGCTCAGCCATTCCCCTTCAATCCCGCGATCAGCAATGCCCAACTTGATGGGGTTTGGATTGTCGGTATTCTCAGCAGCCATTAGACTTGCGCCTCACGTTCTAGGCGTTTACGGCGGAAGAGCCCCTCTTTCAACTGGCCAAAGGATTGCGCCGAGGGGTTCTGCGCCATGATGCGGTCCATCAAGGGGGCATCGGGCTTGGTCACGTCAGGGCGTTTCCACGACAGCGAGAGATACCGAAAGGCATCGGCGGAATGCGAGGACCAATCGTGTTCTGGGGAGTCCTTAAACACTTTCGTTTCAGTGTCCCACTCCCGATGATACTGTCTCAAGCAGTTCACCCCTTGCTCCGTGCGCGTCTTGTGGAAGCGGCAGTAGGGGAAGGTCTTGCGGGCCGCTTGGATACCTTCCTGGACATCGAGGCGCTTACCGATGACAAAGCGTCCAAGCTTCTCATTTGCTTTCCCAGCATCGTGGCATTGCTGAAGAATTGACTTACCGCCTGCGGCGAGAGTGCGCGGACGAGCGTCGTGGGGTAAGTAGTGCGTGCCGTAGGTGATGCCATGGGTGCGCCTCTTTTCGTCTAAGAGATCCATATAAAACGGGATATCCTTCATTGAGGAACTGTGATGATCGAAGATGTCAATCCTGGTCGGCGTAATCTGATACCACCAGATCGCCGTATCGTCCGTGCGGCCTAAGTCCCACGCCGTTTGGACGGGTACCGTGGGGTCAATCGCAAAGTCGAGTACGCGGCCTTGATCTTCCGCCGCCTTCACGCAATCACCCCAAATGCTGCCAGGGATCGCCGCGTCGAAGGAACAGTAGTATTCCTGCAAGTGCAAGGCATAGCCGTAGTCCACCCCATGCTCCGCTTGCGTTTCGCGCAACTCGCTCGCCATTTCGTCAGCGCTAAAGCAGTGCGTCTCATCGACCGTCAGCGTTTCGGCAAACCATTTGGCTTCAGAGTTGGCAAGTTGCAAGAGCGCGTGAAAGTGATTCCGTCCGCGTGGCGTACTGTTAAAGATCGCCCATCCCCCATTTTCGAGAAGGATAGGGCGCAAGTAACCCCAGGCAGAGGGATTTGAGAGAGCATATTCTGAAAAGACAAGACCAACCGGTGGAGAACCGACCAGTGAATTGAAGTTGTCGCTCCCGACGAGCTGGAACGTGCTGCCATTCTTAAAGACGATGAGCATTTCTTGCTCGCGGGTCGTTTTCCTGATGGCATCCGGGAAGGCTTCATCAATCCTCCTCTTCTGCGTATGCGGGTTAATGGCGTCCCACATACTCTTGCGTGCCTGCGCATACTGCGGGAGCATATACCAGTAGTTCCCGACCCGCCGATGCGCCATACACGCGGTATGATGCAACCCCACCTCGTCCTTCCCTGACCGCCGATGCCAGCAGCAGACCGCCCTGGTGCCGCCGTTTTTGAGATAGGTCCACAATTTCTCTTGGTAGGGACGGGGGGACCAGTGATAGGGGAGGATGATATCCACTAGGCATGCCCCTTGTAGGCTCGCTCTGTCACGCCCTGCATCATTCCCTCCAAGATTGCCTGACGATATTCGGAGGTCGCACTGAACTCTCGCCAGTCATGGCACCGCCAACAGAGACAGGACTCCATCGCCTTCGTCAAAGCAGGAGGGTCCATGGTGTCAATCACGGCTTTTACCTGGCAGCGCCGGCGGTCCATCTACGGCGCATTCCCTAACTTCACCAACTCCGCCACCACCGTCACCGCCTGATTCGTCGCATTATCACTGGCCGTCGTCGCCACCTTCCGGCACTTCCCATGATGCGCCACGTTCCCCTGAATCTGCCAATACTGCAACGTCCCGCCATAGGGCGGCAACTCCTTCAACACCCTCGGACTTGTCTTAAACGTGTCCCCTAACGCCGTCTGGAGCTGTGGTCCGGTAATCGCCATTAGTACCCCTCCTTCTTCTTGTGTTGGGAAGCTAATGCCTCACTCACTGCTTGCTTCGGAGTCTTATGCATCGGGAGCTTCCCTTGGTTCGGATACTCAGCAGCCCACTTGTGCGCAATCTCCGGATGATGCATGAACAAATAGGCTCTTTGCGCTTGCGATTGAAATGGCACTAGATGTGCCTCCCGCGCTCCTTCGCTACCCGATATGCCCCAGGCAACGAGGCGTCATAGTCACGAATCAATCGCACAATCTCTTTGTAGTACCGATAAAAATCAGGATGCTCACGCGCAAAATGATCCACCGTCTCTTTCATCCGACGTTGCACACGTTCACGAATCTCTAATTCAGTCAACAGACTTGTCATAGCATCAACACCACTTGCAACACCGCCAACACCAACATGCAGAGGGAATAGAGCATCAGGAAATATCTAAGGAATTATTATGCATGAAACCCTCCATCGTCAATCCACTGCGGCGAGTCAACGCCAGATGAAGAGGCGCGATAGAGATGATCCAATTCGGCGGCCGCGAACAGTCGCGTAGGTGTGGCCGTACACGTTGGAGTCCTCAAAGGTGCCAGCCCGCCTGCCTTCAAAGCCGGGGGGTCGAATCGTGGCTCGGATCGGGAAGATTTTTTTCTGGCCTGGATTGATTGACGCATTTTAGTAGAATGTGATAACTAACCTGTAACCTATTGATTCTCTTCACTCTCAGCGCCATCACTCTCATCATTCATCGCCGCTAACACTACAGGTTGTGGTGTGTCAGCCTGCAAGTCTAAGTGTTTTTCACTAGACTGGTTCGGCGCATAGACGAGGACACGGATTGGTTGGCCAGTTCCAGACTCAGCCAATTCAGCGGGAATGAGGCTTTTCAGCATGGGGTAAAATAGATCAGGTTTCTCTTTCCCCCATTTCACAAGACCTTCAACGCCTCCCAGTAAGCGATACGCTTCCGCGAATCCCCAGCGAATACTTGCAGTCGCAATATTTTTTGATCCGTGTGGGCGACCACGCGATGGTTTGTTTAATGCCTTCGGAGAGCAGAAATACACTGATGTAGGCATGAGCCAGCTTT